CAAACAGGGTCAATGGTATATAATATGCTTATTGCAAGGCATACCGTGATAATGCAAAAATGATACTAGGATCGATTTAAAGGGCGTCTTAAATTAAATGGTATGATATATGCTCTATGCAAGGCATGCCGTGTTAGATGCAATTCTAATACCAATTCAATGCAATGGCACAGAGTATGCTCAAGCATGGCATACCATGCTATTAGCATATATCATACTAGAAAAATATGCAATCTTTTTCATATCATCTTAGTTGACAATAATTTCATAAAATGATACAATATAAACACACCAAGATGATTGATAATAAAGGAATAAATTACCTTGCATTAATCTTGCCATAGTGAGACAGTGACAATAAAAGTAAATGATTGTAACACGAATTGTATTGATACATATGAAATAACTTTCACCGTGTATGAAAACTACTTAATATTGTGTTACGAAAATATGAAAAGATTTTCATATATGAAAATCTTTTCATAAAAAGTATAAAGATAATTGCTCACTATGTAAAGCTAATCTCACACTTTCATTAAAATGCATGGATAAAATGTAAATATTTCTGCCCAAAAAAGTGTAAGGTAGTCCATACAGTCTGGAGATGCTTGTGCACCAAGGATCTTGACTGGTAGCACGAAAAGGGGCCCCCTTTCTCTATTAGATGGAAGGCTGATGGGCTTGTTAGACTTACCTACGTATATCTAAAAAATTTTTAAAAAAAGACTATCATATTTAAAAAAAGACTATCATATATAAAAGACTATCATATATAATAGTAAAAAAATCTAAAAAATAATACCAAACTTACTCTATATAATAATAATAAAAAATTTTTAAAAAATTTTTTTAATTAAATATGCTGTTAATAATCCAATGAAACAACATAAAACTCCTGCAAAATAACCGAAATAAAAATTAATCATAATTTATTCCTCAAGCCATAATAATATAGTTCGGAGTTTTTTATGAATAAATTCTAATTGAGAAATATCTATTAACATAACAATAATTATCCTTTTTTAAATCTTTTTTTATTATTTCTTCTACCACAATTACTACATTTTGAATATTCGCCTACTAAATTACTATCACATATATTACACCAAAATTTATTTTTTTTAGCTTTTAATTTATCAATTCTATTTTTATGGCGTAGTTTTAATTTTATACTCTCCATTTACTCATCTCTATTGCTGTCCTTTTTGTTTGTCTATGCTGTTCTTCATAATCTGATAATTGAACTTGAAGCCAATCAATTTGTTTAATACTAAATTCAATATTCATAGTATAATATTTTTCAAGCCATACATGATCAAATACTGTTCTTTCTTAAATTGTACCGATAATTTTGTTGTTTGTTTCTTTAATGCTTATAAATATGTATTATCCATTATATATCCTAATGTTTGTATATTTTTAATTTAGTATTTACTTTTATAAATAATGCAAAATTACTTTCATTTTTATTAATTTCCATATTTTTATATTTAGAATATTCAGATATAAATACATACATAAGATGTACTTTTAAATCTACATTATCTTTATTGAATTCATCAATTATAATGTCAATAACTTGTTTAAAATTTAATGTATTTAAATACATATTATCACAATCATATTCACGGTCAGCATTTTTATTAAACAATGGAGGAAACCTTGGTGGCTTTTGATGAAACATTTAATTATCACTTTCATTTATTGGTATACAATGAGTTACATTCATAATTTTTTCAGCTAATTCTATAAATGTTTCCTATCTTTAGGAATTTTTCAATATATCCTTGCAAAATTCCAACATCATCATAAATAACTTCTGTATATGTTACAATATCTCCAATCTCATTTTTCATATATAATACTTATTTAATAGCGCTAAGGGGAATTGAACCCACTCTTACGTAGTTGAAAGCCACGTGTCCTAACAACTAGACGATAGCGCCATTTTTATATTTTGGATTTGCTGGACTCTCTATTAAATCTATTCCAAATGGACCCTTAAAATTAAATATGGCCATACAATTAGAACATATTAAATTAATACATATTCCACCAGATGGCCCTTCCATACAACATTTTTCCCTGCAAAATGGACATCCATTCTTTATAAAATATTCATTATCCCAGTGTTTTCTAGATATAAAACTTTCTTCCTCTAAACTTTCGTTAATATGTCTATTATATTTAATTCCAAATATAATACATAATATCAATGGAATTGCTAAAAATCCACAGATTGTAAAAATTATTTCTAACATAAATTTTTATTTTTTATTAATATAATACTTATTTTAAATAAATTTACAATTACATTCTACATTTCTTATAACATTAAGTAACAATATTTCCATTTTTAAAATAGAAAAATTAATATCTTCAAATTTAATAAATACATCTTTAATATTATATGTATTACGATTACAATATTTTTTTAATATCTTTATTGCTATATTCAAATTATGTAATGTTGTTATAATAAATATTTTTTAATTAAATATTTTTATTAATTTATTTCCGGTACAATAAATAAGATGTTTAACTTTACCTAATTCTTTTTTTAATTCTGATCTTCTATCAAATAATTTTGCTAATTCAATATATTGTTTATCATATATTTCTGCTGTTTCTAAACATAATTCCCAATTAATCCAATTATTATAACCGTTACAAAAATTCTCATAATAATCTTCTCTGGCATTATTAAAATCTCTTAATATTAAATTTCCTTTTTCATCGTCATATTTAGAAATAATTTCATATATTTTATTTTTTACTTCTCTTAATTCATTAGTATTATATGCGTACCACATTAATAATGCTTCACTCATTTGCTTAACTCACTATATATTTTTTTTGCTAAAATGGTAAAATTTTTCCATCTATAATGTAATTCTTTTTTAATATTATTATCACAAAAAGCAGTATATGGTGAAAATTCAGATATTTGTTCATCTGGATTATATCCGTAATATAAACATATTTCACGGCAAATCTTTTCAAATAGAGGCATATCATTATCAATAATTATTATTTTTTTATAGTGTTTTATATAATATTATTAATAAAATATCAAAAAATAAAAATATAATTATTATCGCTATTTGATATTGATTCATTATCTTACATTTAATAATAAATTAAATTCTTCATCTAATGAAGACTCAATATATTCTCTTTTTTTTCGGTTAAAAACTTCTTCCCAATTATTATATCCTCTATTTTCCTTTTTTCTATAATTTAAATTTAATATACTTCCAATACCAAAATCAATAGATATTATATACGGATTAAATTGTTTTGCTATATCAATAAATCTTTTTCTACTAGATTGTTTAACATTAGGCATATCAATAATAACATTAAACCTATGTACAAGACTACAAAAAATACATTGATTTTCTATTGTTTTATATAAATTACTTTTATTTTTATCATAATTTAAATATGTTCCGCTAATCATTGTTATTATTGCATCATCATTAATTATAATAAATTTTTTTGAATATGATGTTATTTTACTAGCGAACGACGATTTTCCAGTTCCAATATTTCCTGTTAATATTATTAATAATTGCTTATCTGTTGGAAAATATTTTTTAAATAATGTTTCAATTTTAATATTTTTATCTATTATTTCTATTTTTTTCATAAATTATTTATTAATTTATTAAACATATCATTGTAATTTTGTAATTTACTTTTAATAATAATTAATTTAAAAAATAATATATTTTTTTTAATATGTTTTTTATTTTTTTCTTAAGTAAATATTTTATCTAACATAAAATCTTCTCGATAAATATATTAAGTAACAGACGAATAAAGAGCATTTTAGCATCTAATAATATATAAATAAATATAATAAACCTAATAAAATATTACCTAATAATGAAAAAAATAAACATCAACTATCTTTTGTAAATATAGATGATATAGTTCCACATATTCAAAAACATATTGTTGTTATTACCCATAAGTTCATTATTTTTCCTATATATTTAATTTATAATATTTTACAAAAAGGTTCATTAACAAAGTCATCTAAATATTTTAAAATATTTTTCCATTTCATACGTAAAAATGGATCTTTAATAGTATTTATCATAATATTTATATAATGTTTAGATTTTTCTAATTGTATTATTGTTTCTATTAAATTTAATTCGTATAATTTTTCCATTAAAAAATTATATCCTTTTCTTCTGTAAATAATGAAAAAAAACTTTTAAAACATTTATTACAGGATTTTTTATCTAATCTATTCTCTTCACAATGTTTATTTAATTTATCATATATTTCTTTAAATTTATCATTTTCATAATAATTTATATTTTCCAGCATATCACATATGCATATTGTACAACATTCTTCAAATTCTAAGATTAATTGTTCTTTTTCTTTATCAGTTAATTCTATATTCATATAATATTTTTTTATTTCTTTTATTCTTTTTATAAGATTATGATCTAATTCTTCAAAAAACCATAATATGTCGCATTTATCTTCATATTCTATAAAATATGAATTATATTTATAATCTTCTTGTGGAATATTTGGTTTTTCATACCATACATTTCTCATTATAGGCCATAAATTACATAAACTATCTAAACGGCCATTCAAATTTTTGTTGTTCTTTTTTAATGTTTTCTTCTGTTTTATTATTATTTTCTTTAATATTCTGTTTTTTTATTATATTTTTTTTATTTTTTTTTTTTAATTTTTGTAATATTTCCTTTATCATTTTTTCTATCAATTATTTCAATTAATAAATTATCTTACTAATTTATATTCCTTATTTTATTTTCTTCCAAATACTTTGTTATGTATTTTTTTTATTTTTTTATATAAAATTTGATTATTTAATTCTAATCCAATATAAGTATATAATAATATTATTATTAAATATATTTTTTTATTATATACATAATATAATATAATAAATAATGGAATTAAAATTAATTTTAATAAATTTATTATAATATATAATAATTTAATTATATTTTTAAATTTATATAATAATAATTTTTTATTCATTTTTTACCATACTCATTTAAATTATTATATTTTATTATTTTATAAAATTTATTTTTAATTTTTATTGGAAAATATTCTTTTACATTATTAATCCATCTTGATTCTTCTATTTTTGTTCCTATATAAAATCCTATTAATATAGAACCAATTATTGTAATTATAATTTCCATTTCATTTTATCCAAATTAATAATTGCATGTTTAAAATTTTTTGAAAATACTATTTCTTTTAAATCTTTTTTTGCTTCATTAATATTTTTGTATACTTTAGGTTCATCTTTATTATTTCTCATAATCAATACCTCATTTAGATATGTTGATCTTATATCTATTAAAATTATAAACATTTTTTAAATATATATATGATTTTTTGCTTGTGATAATATATTTTGTAACTTATCCCAGAATGAATCTAATTTTTCCTTTTTTGCGAATGGCAATGATTCACTAAAACTAGTACCGTTTATTTTTCTATAAATTGTATTATTTCCTTTAATCCAATTCGTTGAAATAATATAATACTCTCCTTGTGATTTAATTAATACTGATTTATAAGAACCTTTAACTATACCAAGAAAGTATCCTAATACTTCTTCGCAATTATCTAAAACACTAAAATGCTCACCTTTTGGCATTTGTTTAATTAATGTCTTAGTTAATTTTCTATCAACAGAATTAACTTTAATATTCATTATTTCTCCAATTTTTATTATTGCAATATTCACAATCAGATGCATTCTAACTAGGAATATTTTTTTTAATTAAACTATAAAGTGAAATTATATTATTATTAACAAATAAATTATTTAAATTTTCATCTCTATTCCATATATAAAAAGCCGCAATAACATTTCCTCCGTGAGATAAAATTGTTTGTGCTGTTTTTATTATTGAATTTCCAGTTGTAACAATATCTTCAATAATAATTACTTGTTTTTTAATTAAATATTCTCTAAAAGATTTTCTAAACTTCATAATATGAAAATTAGTTATATGTGATAACCCATCTGGAAAACTTTTTAATATTATATCTGATTTCTCTGGAAATATTAATGGTTTTCCGAGTTCAATTGCTAAAGGATCCGCAAAACATATTCCTGCTACTGCCTTATTACGGCATTATATAATTCTGAAAACATTGCAATTTTTATTTTTTCTATATATTTATCAGAATGTTTTCCTGATCGTAAAACAAAATGTCCTTTTTTTATTATAATATCTTCAAAAACTTTTTCTAAATTCATTAACTATTCCTTAATTTATTTAATTCTTTTTTAATTTTTTCATGATATTTTTTATCTGTTTCTTGATAATAATATGTGTATCCTTCATATTTGTCTTTTTTTTTAATTAATTCATAATCATTTTCATTTAAATTAGGTTTTTCATACCAAATTTCTTTATTTAAAAATAAAAAATTATTTTTCATTCAAATTGATTCATTTGTATTTGTTTTCTCCAATTATCTTCATGTTCTAATTTTAATTCTCTTAATTCTTCAATAGTTTTTCTATTATTCTGGCATTTTATGATTCTTTGCACATAAATTCACCATCCCAACATGCCGCGGTTAAACATTTATCACATACTGTTATTTTTGTATTGTAAAAAATTTTTTTATATATTGTATTAACTGAATCATTTATAATAGAATCAATATAATTATTTATATCTATATCTGACATAAATAATATATAAGTTGAAATTTCCTTATTTTCGGTATAAAGTTTTTTATTATATAAAATAATAAAATTTAAATTTAATTCATTTTTATAGTTAATTATAATTAATAACGTTACTGATTTTAATTTTATTTTTTGTTTAAACTTTTCATTAATTAAAAGTATTAATATATATGTATCTTTTAATTTATCAATGTCTATTTTATATATATTAAACTAAAAATTTTTTTTAATTTTATTTTCTATTGTATTAAAATCTAATTTGTTAAATTTTAACATAACTTTTCATTATTTTATTGTTATTTTTATGAAATGATTTTTATTTTTTGACCTACAATCTTTACTTCGTTATATATCATACTATCGTATGATATATAACTCGTAAAGATTGATTATAAAATATTATTATATATAATTTATTATTATATATACTTATATATTATTAATATATATTATATATATTAATATATAATATATTATATATGCAGCTCGTCCCTCGCTGCTATTTTAATTTTAGCATATTTTAGAAAAAAAGTCAAGTAAAATTTTTAATTTTTTTAAATTATTTTTTTAGGTCTATTTTATTAATATTTTCTATTAACTTTTTAAAATTATTGTCATTATGTAATTTTGTATTGTCATTGAAATATTTCTTTCAAAAGTATAATCTATTTTTTTATTTTTTAACCATTCGTTCCAATAATATTTTTTAGAATATATTTTTTGCTAATTTTTTTGTATTGATCTCCACATTAAAATATATTTATATAAATCTTCCGGTATTGAAACTTTTCTTATTACAGCTTTTTTTAGTAAACAATCTTTTTTCATTTATTGATGTTATAATCAATCCAATATCATTTCCTAATTCATTATGCTCTATTATCTCAAGTGTACAAACAAAATAAAAATCAGAACAATATTTTAAATATTCTCTCCATTTATTATCATTTAAAAAATCTGAACGGTTTACTTTGATTTCATAACAATATGTATGAGGATATACTTATGATCTAGTTACTACAAGTAAATCCATTATAAATAATTTTTTATTAATCCACGTTGGCTATGTTTTACATTCTTGAATACATATATCTTTTGAATGTTTTTCTAAAAATAAATTTAAAATCATTTTTGCAGTTATTTTTATTTTCATAATAATCCTTATTAATTTATTTTTAAATTATTTTCTATATAAATTATAACATAAAATTATAATTTAATAAAGTATTATTTTATTAAAAATATTATTTTATTTTTTTCATGTAATATGCTATATATATAATATAACCCCAAATCGTCACTTCCTTTCTTAGTGGGGAACACAGTAATATGCTCCCCATTTAAAATCAATAAGATAAAATAAATAATAAAAAATTTTTATTCTATATTGAAAAGTAATAAATTATGTAGTATAATTTAATAGAATATGATTTAAAAAAGAAAGAAAAGTTATGAAAGATAATTATTTAAATTATAAAAATTTAAAAAAAATGAAAATGAATTGTCTAAATTTTTAGATATAATTTATTATTGTCCTATATTAAATACTATTATAAGTTCTACAAGAAAAATAATGTTTAATTATAAAAAATTAAATAATTTTTGCTGTAATAAATATGAAAGGAATGAATAATGGGTGATGTAGTTAAAATTAATAAATCAAAAAATAATGCTACTTTAAATACAGAAAAAATAAACGAAAATAATAAGAAATCTTTTTTACGATATCATGTTAAACTTGAAGATACTAAAATATATTATCTTGCAGTAGATATAGAACCAGAGATAGAAACAGACGATAAAGAAAAGAAAAGTGAAAATATAAAGAAAGAAAATACAAAAGCAATAATGACTGCATGGGATGTTATTAAAAATAAATTAATTGATTTAAATAAAATTAAAATAGGTGATGCATATAAGCAAGAAATTCTTAAAGTAGAATCTGTTGTAAAAGAAACAAAAGATAACTAATTAAAATATTATGGCAGTGATGGTAATGGAAGACATGCTAGGTACTAGTGAAGAGAATTTGTCATACAAATTTAAAGATATTGCGCTGTATCTTCTTCAATTGCAGGTTAGATTCCTGCCTACCATACCAATTATTATTAAATATAATAAAATAATATTATTTTATTGAAAAATAATAAAATGTCTGTTAAAATATATAATAGAGAAACAAAAACATTTGAAATAATTAAACCAAAGTTAGTCCATATTGGTTCGGTTAAAAAATGTGATAAAAATAATTTACCATTAACATATAATGATAAATTAATAATATATAATTTTGTTGAAAAAGTTAAGTATTTAGGTGAAGAATTTGGTTCACGGCAAATAACATCTTTTTCAAATAAAGATATATTTAAAATACATGACGATTTTAAAAAAGAACAAGGAAGTAACATTAGTTTAAATATATCTAATAAAAATAATGATTTAGAAAGAATAAAAAAACAACTGGGGTTATGATAATGAGAATATTATTTAATGACTCCAGAAGAAGCAGCATTTCTAGCTAAGAATAATTTCTACGCTTTTCCTAAGTTTGCATCAGGTTTACAGTGTCCTCGCCATATAAAATTCATAGCAGATAAAATTCAAGAAAAGCTTGAAGATATAAGTCTTGATTTTAAATTATTATTAATTTCGCTCCCTCCTCGACATGGGAAAACTCTTCTTATATCAAAGCATCTTCCAGCATGGTATCTCGGAAGAAACCCTGATAAAAGAATAATACTTACTTCTTATTCGGCTGAATTATCAGATGAAAATTCTGATTATGCAAAAGATGTATTCGCAAAATGGGGGCCTATTCTTTGGGATGCTCATCCGAGTAAGTCATATTATAACCGTAGTAAATGGAATACAACAAAAAGCGGAGGGTGCATATCTGCTGGTATAGGCGGAAGTATAACAGGATTTGGAGCTGATCTCTTCATAATAGATGATTATTTTAAAGGGCCTGAAGAAGCTCAATCAAAAGCTGCCCGTGATAAACTATGGGATAAATGGCAAGGGATAATTGGAACTAGGTTGCATCCAGGATGTCTTGTAATAGTTCTGGCTACTCGTTGGGGGCATGATGACTTGATGGGGAGATTGATTGATAAACAGGTTATTGAAGGTGCTGAATTTCCCTTTAAGTTTGAATATATCAATATGCCTGCATTGATCGAGGATGAACACGATCTTGAAAATGATCCTCTTGGTAGGAAGATTGGCGAAGCATTATGGCCTAATAGGTTCTCCTCAAAACTTTTAAAAAATGCTAAAAAAATAGTAGGCCCCTATTGGTGGAATGCTGAATTTAAGGGTCGTCCTTCAAGAGAAGGAGGAAATCTATTTAAATCAGAACATTTTAGATACTATGATATAGATAGATTGACAAATGATATTCTATGTTGGAGAGCATCAGAAAAAGACCCTATTAGAGTTCGCCGAAATGAAATGAAGATATGTGTTATAGTTGATCCCGCATTGGAGAAAAAAACCAAAAACGATCCTACCGGAATGCACGCATGGGCATATTCTAGGAAGCATAAGGTATGGATGCTACTAGATAGATTTGTTGACAGAATAGATCATTCAAAAATAAATGAAACTTCTAAAGTTTTTGCATATAAAAATAATGCTTCATACATTCTTGTTGAAAATGAAAAATTAGGTAAAATATTAGTAAAGCAATCAGAAGGAAATGATAAAATAGGAAGTAGAAAAATACCGTTTAAAGAAGTTCCGACAAAAGGAATTGATAAATATGCTCGTGCTACACCAATGGCATCATATTGTGAAAATGAACGAGTATTTTTCCCAAAAAATGCACCATGGTTAATTGAATTTGAAAGAAATTTAAAAGATTTTCCAAGTGGATCACATGATGAGGACGTAGATTTGGCAGCATATGCTTCAACAATGGAAGATAAAATATCAATAGCTGAAGCTTTGGCAGGTATACATTAAATTAGGGGGAATGTAAAATGAATGAAAAACATATTACTCATGTTAATACAATACATGATTCAATTAGAATACGAAATAAAAAAATGTACGATGCTTATTCAAATGCAATGTCAGGGTTTGGGGGACAGTATGATCCTATACAACGATTGACATACGATACATCAACTGTGCTAGATAGAAATACTATAGAATCATTATATCGGCAAGATTGGTTATCTAGAAAAATTATAGAAACTATTCCAAATGATTGTACTAGAAAATGGATAAATATAACAATACCAGATGAAAAAATATTAACTGATATTCAGAATAAACAAGAAGCGTTAGATATTGCGACTACAATTAAAGAAGCAATCATTAATGCACGGTTGTATGGCGGAGCATTAATAATAATTGGAATTGATGATGGAATGAAGCCATCACAAAAAGTAGATTATTCAAAAATAAATGATATATTATATTTAAATGTAATTGACAAAAATTATATTGATGTAAAGACATATTATAATAATCCATTTAAATCTAATTATGGAAAGCCAGAATTATATAGATTACAATTAAGTTTGAAATCAGATAATTATAATGAGAATAATAATATAATACATGAATCACGAATATTGCGATTTGATGGAAATTACCTTCCAGAATTTACACGAAAATTAAATAATGGATGGAATGATTCTGTTTTAAATACATTGAATCAATCATTAAAACATTATGGTACTTCTATACAATCTGGAGCAATATTATTTCAAGATTTCATAAATAAAGTATTAAAAATTCCGAATCTTTCTGATCTTTTACAGTCAGATGAAGGAAGAGCAGCACTTGAGCTGCGATTACAATATGCAATTGCGAATTTTTCTTCACTTGGTATGGTATTAATAGGTGAAGATGAAGAATATAATAAAGTACAGACTCCTATTAGTGGATTAGCAGATTTAATAGATAAATATATAGAAATTATGGCGGCTGCTTCTGGTATACCGAGAAGTATAATATTTGGTCAATCATTAGGGACGCTTGCTGGTGCAACTGAGACAACAAGGTCATATTATGATTCTTGCGTATCATATCAAAAGTTTTCGATGAAAGAAAAAATAAGAAAATTATTTAAAATGATTCTTTGCAGCAAGTCATGTGTTACAAATGGAAAAGAACCTAATGATTGGGGATTTGATTTTAATTCATTATGGGATGAAACTAATAAAGAAAAAACAACTTCAAGAAAAATGCAAGCTCAAGTTGATGAGATATATTTACAAAATAAAGTATTAACTCCTGATGAAGTATGTATTTCACGATTTAGGGCAAGTGGATATAATTTTGACACAATAGTAAATGTAAATAAAAGAATTGGAGAATTTTTTACAGAACAATCTAATTCTTTTGGAAACAATATGAATGTTGATAGTTTTGACCCACCTCTATCTGGAAATGCTCCTTTAGAAGTTAAAAAGATATTATCTCATATATATGTACATTTGCGTTCACAATGGGTTAAAGAACATCCTAATGATAAAGAAAACAAGAATAATAAAGAAATGTGTGTTCGAATTGCATGGAATGCTGTAAAAGAATCAGGGTGGTATAAAAATGAAAATGGTGAATGGAGCAAAAAGTAAACATTTTAATTATAATTTGATAATATTTTATATAATAAGACTTATATTTGATTTTTTTATATTATAATGTTATAGTTATAATAGAATATATATAAAAGGAGTTTTTAATTATGCCAATTCCAATGCCAAATGAAAATGAGGAACAAAATACTTTTATTGGTAGATGTACTGGAATAATAAAAGGAGAATTTCCAGACAATAAACAACGTACAGCAATTTGTTATTCTCAATGGAGAAAAAGTAAAAAAGATTCAGTAGATAATGTAGATAGAAATATTTGTTTTAATATTGATGCACAATCTAATTTAAAATTAGATCAACAAACTGGTTTTCTTTATGGCAAAGCATATGTTACTCGATCTGGTGTTTTTGATTATTATGATTTAGATGGTAATTTAATGAGGGAATTAAGATCACCAGAAGAAGTTTTTGATAAAGAATCAATGGATTCTATTAAATTAAAACCAATTGTTTATGATCATCCTGAAAAGATGGTGACAGTTGATAATATAAAAGATTTACAAGTTGGAACGATTGGAGATAGTGCTGAAAAAGATGGAATATTCTTATCAACAAATATAGTTATTACAGATAAAGATATTATACAAAATGTACTTGATAAAAAAAAAGCAGGATTAACAACTGAATTAAGTTGTGGATATAGCTGTGATTTAATTCCTGAATATGGAGTTCATGATTCAGAAGGATATTATACTTTTAAGCAGAGTAAAATACGATACAATCATGTGGGGATTGTAGACAAAGCAAGAGCCGGAAAAAATGTACGTATACTTGATAAATTAACTAATAAAAATAAGGAGTTTACAATGAGTAAAGTTCAATTCGTAAGAAATGCAATTAATCTTGATAGTTTTAAGGTTGATGCAATTTCTGGACAATTTGATGATGAATCAATAATTGTTATATCATCTTTTAGTAATAAATTAGATGAGGCTTCAACAATTATTGACTCAATAACAAAAGATAAGAATGCATTGCAAGGTAAATTAGATCAAGCTAATGAAAATACAATTGAATTAAATAAAAAACTTGATACATTCACAAATATTGATTCTCTCGAAGTAATCACAATGTTTAATGAAAGAAAAAATGTATTAGATGTTGCAGAAAAACTTTCAGTAGAATGTAAGGATAAAAATTTAAAAGATATAAAAATTGATTGTATTAAGAAAGTATCAGAAGATTTTGATTCAGCAAACAAAACAGATGAATACATAAATGCTCGATTTGATTCAATTAATGATTTAATTGAAATAAAAAATAATAAAGATTCAAAAAATTATTATGCAAATTTTATGAAAAATATGAAAGATGCTCAAGGATCTAAAATAGTAAATCCACGTGATAATTTTATTAAGAAAGATAAAGAACAAAATAGAAAACAATGAGGAGAATTAAAACATGCAAACTTCGATAAATACTACTTTACAGGTTGGATTGCCTGGACAGCTTTATGGTATGAATCATGATATTATAGGACGTAATAATTATTCAAAGAAATTGGACAAGGTTACAATAACGGCAGCAGATGCGGCTACTGTATGTACTATTAATGGTACAGCATATACAGCAAATGCACTTGCTGCTACTATGACAAAAACTGCAATTGCAGAAGAGTTAGCAGGGTTAGTAAATGCAGGAACAGATGCAGTCGCCTATTTTACGGCAACTAATGAATATATTCAAGTTGAGGCACTTGTCGTTGGAACTACAACTACAGTTGTTGGAACGACAAACTGTACCGTAACTGCTCAAATAGCAAATGCTGCCGCAATTGACTTTGGTTTGTTCGTTTGTCAGGACGTGATGGATCAAGAAAAGGCGAGAGTACCTATAGTGGCAGCAGACGTAACCACAGCTTTAACGGCATTAGGTATTACATGTCATACACAGGCAATAGAACAATTCTATCAAAGTGTTGGTGGTGCAGGATATGCCTTGAATGAAGAGATGAGTATTGTAAAACGTGGAGCAATTTGGGTATTAACTGAGTCTACTGTTACAGTAGCTTCTACGCCATATGCTCGTTATACAGTGAATACTACCGAGAAATTAGGGGCAATCCGCGGGGATGACGATACAAGTAAGGCAGGAATTATACCTACAGCTCGATTCTTGCGAGGTGCTTCTGCTGGTGGATATGCTCTTTTAGAGATCAATTTACCTAATTAATATATAAATGGAGGATAAATAAAATGCCAATTAAATTAGATGCTATACAGCATCGTTTTGATGTAAATGAAACATTGATGCTTGCAAGGGAGCTTGAAAGTATAGAGGCTACTCTTTATGAGTGGAAAGAGAAAGAATTAAAATATCGTGCTTTAATTTCTGTAACTAATGCTGATAATCCTGGTGCTGAAACTATTACCTACCGTATGATTACCATGGTAGGTATGGCAAAAATTATAGCAAATTATTCTGACGATCTTCCTCGTTCTGATGCATTTACGAAAGAATACTCTCAAAAGGTTAAAACAATAGCAACATCTTTCGCTTACAATACTCAAGAACTTAGGGCTGCTGCAATGGCAAATAAGCCTTTGGATTCGCTTAAAGCCTCTGCCGCACGAAGAGCAGTGAGAGAAAAGGAAAATTCTATTGTATGGACTGGTGATATTAGTCACGGAATTATAGGATTTTTGAATAATACCAATATTCCTACGGTTGCCGCTGCTGCCGGAGCAGGTGGAACTATATGGGCGCTAAAGACTCCTGACGAAATGCTTGAAGACGTAACTACATTAGTATCACTTATTCGTACTCAATCAAAAGGTATTCATTCAGGCGATACATTATTGCTTCCTATTGCTCAATATACATTAATAACCACTCTCCCTAGATCTGCAAATAGTGATACTACGGTTGCTCAGTTTATATTACAGAATGCAGCATATGGAATTAAACAAATTGATTGGTTAAATGAATTGTCAAGCGCATTTGTATCTGGAACAAAAGATGGTATGGCGTTATATGAGAAAGACCCTGAGGTAATTGAAAATCGAATTCCTCTTGAAATGATTACTCTTCCGGTTCAAGAAAAGGGTCTTGAGTTCATTATTCCGGTTGAATCTCGTAATGGTGGTGTTGTGATTCGTTATCCTTTAGCATGCGCATTCATGACAGGTATTTAATTATTAATTAACAATTAATGCCGGATAATTCATTATTATTCGGCATATTATGATGGGGAAAGAATTAAAAATGATCGTATTATATAAAAATCCAAATACATTATCATTGCCATATCCTGAAAAAAGAATGGTTGATGTAAAAGATAATAAAGGAATAATTGTTTTGGGTAAAGATAATTTACCTCAACAAATAGAAAAGGAAGTTGCACAATATTTTAAATTTGTTCCTGGAAGAAATTATATAAGTGCTTCTTTGTGGAAGAAAATAGTAAAATATAATAAAGAAGATTTTGATAATTGTTATTCAACATTATTAAAAGTTTTTAAGCCGGAAAAAGAAAGTAAAGATGGAATTGAGATAGGTATCGACGAGGCAAAAATAGAATTATCTGAATTGTCTATTCAGGAATTTCAAGAATTAATTGAATGTACTATGGAAGCAGATGATTTAAAACGATATTTAAAATTTGAAAAGACGAAAGATAGACCGAGAAAAGTAATAATTGATGCAATAAGAGCGCAATTAAATCAAATAAATTTAGCAGATGAAATTATTAGCGAAGAGAAATAATAATGTCATTAACAACTAAAGTAAATGTATTAGCGATAGCACCAGAATTAAGTACATTATCAGATGATACGTGGAATTTATTTTTAACAGATGTTGAGTTAAATATAAGTGCTTCTGTATTTGGCACTAAGACTGAAATGGCTGCACGTTATTGGGTTGCTCATCGCTTGAAATTAATACAAGATGCTAGTTTAGGTGGAGCAAGTGGGCCAATTACAAAAGAGAGAGTTGGCGACATCATGAGGGAATATGCTAAAGTAAGTACGGTTTTGCAGTCTGAAAAAGATTATTCAAGAACATCTTATGGCACAACATTTCTTTCAATAAGACGATCAGTATTAGTTGGAATGTCATTTGTTTCTCCAGGTATATAAATGTTTGACGTTGAATTAATTGATGAAAAAACTGCATGGACAAATCTTGTCAATAAGATTCGTGAATTAACTGATGAAACTGGAAATATGGTAGAAGTTGGCTTGTTTGATGATATAGGATTAATATCAATTGCAAAAGAAAATGAATTTGGTGATTCACCTCATCATGCTCGACCATGGCCGATACCTGAACGCTCTTTTTTACGGTATGTTTTTGATAGAGATATTGGGAAGAATTTTAAATTATTAAAACAAGGTTTAGACGATATTTTGTTTAGAAATAAAAAAAGATTTGTGGTTTTAGAAGAGATTGGAAAGTATGTTTCTTCTTCTATAAAAGAATTTATATTGAGTGATTATTATGTATTTAAAAAACCTAATCATCCAATTACAATTAGGAGAAAGAAACATGCTCATCCACTTATACAAAGTGGAAAAATAGCAAGTACTATAACATATAAAGTTGGGCATGGAAATCCATCTGAATCTGGAAAAACAAAAATAATAGAAGTATAAAATGTCACTATTATACAATGAAAGTATAATTATAGTTAAAAAAGCATCTGGTTCATATCCAAGTATAGCAAAAGGACATTATGTTGCAGGTGCTACAAGTTATGTTGATACATTAGCAAGTGTTCAACCATTAAATGATGATGAATTACAAATATTAAAAGAAGGTGACAGAACAAAGGGAAGTTTAAAAATATATTCAACATCTGAGCTTTCTAATGGAAATTTTATTAGAAGATCATATGAAAATGTTGCAATGATTGTTACTTGTACTGTAGATAATGTTATCGATGATACGGATTATATATGTGAAATAAATGATATTGAATATTCATATTATTCAGGTATTGGAGCAACAGCAATATCTATTGTTGCTGGATTAGTTGCAGAAATAACTGGAGTAACTTTAATTTCTGTTGTTGATAATCTTGATGGGACTTATATAATAACATCTACTGTAAAAGGAACAAGTTTTTCTATAGAGGTTGACGAAAATCAATCATACAATATTGATATTGAAAATGTTCAAAAACAATATAAATTAATTAATACAAAAGATTATACTACTCATAATATAAAATATTATAAATCTACAGGATTATTATCAGAGCGAGAAGATGGGCTATAGATTAAATCAAATATATGAAGATGCTATTTATGATTTTATTGTAGCATCGGTAGGTGCTGGTGTATCAGTTATATGGGATAAGCAAAATGCTGATAAACCTAATTTGCCATATATTACATTAAATATACCTGGAGGCCCTATTCCAGTTGTTAATAGACCAACTTCAAAATATAAATCGTTAGATACGTGGACATATGGATTTTGTTCGAGAGTTACTTTAAGTATTAATTTTTATGGATATGAATTACATCAATATTATTTGGAAAAAATAATTCAATCATTATATATAGATGATAAAGTAGATTTATTAAATATTGCTGGATTAGCTTGTTGGGGATATGATGGGCCAAGAGATTTGAGTGTATTAATTGATACTGAATTTGAATATAGAGGTCAAGTTGATGTGTTTTTATCATACGGAAAAACAGTAGATTCTTCACCTGGAGAAGTTCAAAAAATAGGATTAAATGGAGAAGTAATTGAAATACCTTAATTATATTAGGAGAATAATATGAGTGAAGTTAAAGATTATGTTGTAATAAATATTACTCGTGAAACAGCACGAGTAACAAGAACAGGATTTGGAATACCATTACTTTTTGGAGGTCATTATCATTTGCCTCCAACTACACGAGTATATACTTATTCTGATCCTGCTGATATGTTAGACGATGGGTTTCTTACAACTGATGATTTATATATTGCAGCTTTAAAGTTAATGTCTCAAGAATTATCTCCTTCAATGTTTAAGATTGCAAGAAAGTTAGAAAATGTAAATTCTAAGGCTACTTTAGCATTTACTGGAACTCCTTCTGCCGGAACGTGGACGCTGACAATTGGTATAGCAGATGCAACACCTGTAGTATCTGGTGCAATAACATATGCTGCCGATAATGATTGTGCTACAATAAAGAGCGTAATAGAAGCAATGACAGGAATAACAGAGGTAACAGTTACAGGATTGTATAGTACGGGATATACAATAGAATTTACTGGTGTAGATGCAGCACATGATTTTAGAATAACAGCAATAAATGTATCAAGTCTTACAGGAGTTACCGCTGCAACAGTCACAATGACTCAATATGGAAGTGCAACAGAAGCATGGAATGTTGGCCTTGCTGCTGTTATAGCAGAAGATAATGATTGGTATGCATTAGTAGCTACTACAAGAACAAAGGCTGATATACTTTTACTTGCTGCTGCAATAGAAGCCGAACTAAAAATATACGTAACTTGTACTGGTGAGGCAGATGTTAAAAATGGAGTTGCAGCAAATACATTACTCTCCCTTGAAGCATTGGCTTATGATAGAACAGCATATTTATATAGTTCTGATTATGCTAATTTTCCAGAGGCAGCTTGGCTTGGTGGGCAATTACCAAAAAATCCTGGGTCAACTACATGGAAATTTAAAACTCTTGTTGGCATTACGCCTGATTCTCTGTCTACAACTGAATTTGACAATATAAAAAATCACGAGGGTAATACTTATGAAACCGTCGGAGGTGTTAATATAATATCATCTGAGGCTGTTGTTGTTAGTGGAGAGTATATTGATATTATACGAGGAACAGACTGGTTGCAAACGAGTATGCAAGAGGATTTATATGCTCTTCTTGTTGGAGTGGAAAAAATTCCGTTCACAGAGCGAGGAGCTGGAGCAATTGAGACTGTTATTAGAAAATGGCTTGCTGTTGGGGAAAGTGAGAATTATAATTTATTATCTCCCAATCAATCAGTTGTTACAATGCCTAAAGTTGCTGATATTTCCGCAGCAGATAGATTGGCACGATTCTTTAGTGGAATTACATTTAGTGCAGTATACGCTGGTGCCGTACATAAGATTGGAATTACAGGTAAATTAACTGTTTAAATATAATAGGATAAAGGAAAAAAAATATGCGAACATATAATCCACAACAGGTATCGATACTCGGAGGAGTATCGTTACTAACACAATGGAATAATGTAAGAATTACTCGTGCCGAAGATGGAACTATGTTTAGCGCGGGGACAAATGGAGAGATAACTAGAACTATAAATGCTAATAAATTAGGTAGTTTCATTATTACAATGCCTCAAACAAGTTATGATAATGATATTTTAAGTGCTCTTGAGATATCTAAAGCTGCACTTACATGGGCGTTAATAGATAAGTCCGGAACAACTAAAGCAATTATTGATCTCGGTACGGTTATTAAAATGCCTGATTTTGATTTTGGGAAAGAATCCGGAACAAGAGAATGGACTGTAACTGGTGAATTAACTGTTGTTTTTATTGGTGGTAATAATTTAGATAGTTAATAGAGGAGAAATTTAAGATGGGGAAGAAATTTTTTGAACATGAAATAGATGGAGAATATTATACGTTTTTTATGTTACGTCCAAGGATTAGCCTTTCTTTGTTGATAAAAATGTTTAAAATAATAGGCCCAGGAATTGGAAAGGCTTTTCCGCAAGAAGTTAAGGTTAAAAATGTATTAGATTCAGATATTAACATTGGAGGATTGTTTTCTGAATTATCTAATAAAATTAATACTACTTGATGAAGGATCAGCATATGATACTTTGTTTACTGGTAGAATAAAACATCTTTTTAAAGTATTTTTTAAAGCTTTAGAGGTGCAATATGCTGATTTTTTAGCCGGAAAAGACCCATTAGAGTTCATAATTCAGGAGTCAAAGAAAGTGGGTCTGGAAACAACTTAAAATATTCAGAATTAATTGATTTTGAGAATTTAAATGTTGATTTTTATATTTGGCGACCAATATTAGAAAAAATTGTAACGTTAAAAGAAATGGATGAACATTGGGATATAAATGATTTAGCCGATGCTCATGAAGTATTAGATATTAAATATATTATTGAAAAACAATATACTAATGAAATTATAAAATAAAATGACTTTGAGAACATTATTAGTTAAATTAGGATTTAAAGGAGATATATCTAAATTAGTTCAATTTAATAATAAGATAACTAGTTTAAAAAGTAATGTTATTGGTCTTAGTGCAGTATTCGCCACTGCTGCTGCATCATTAGGGTATTTTGTAGGACAAGCGGCAAAAATGGAACGAATACAAATATCCTTTAAAGTATTAGCTAGAGGCATAGCTACAAGTAAAAAATTGTTAAAGGATATTCTTGAGTTTGCCGCTGAAACTCCGTTTGAAATACCGAATGTTTTGGAAACAACTAAATCCTTACTTGCATTTGGAATAAAAGCTAAAGACATGGTTAAAACAATGCAGGAAGTAGGTGATGTTGCTGCTGGTATGGATAAACCGCTTAATATACTTGCTCAAAGTTATGGCCGTGTAATGGCAAGTGGTAGATTGCTCGGTAGGGTATTATATAATTTACGATTACAAGGTGTTCCTATAACTGAATATTTATTAAAAATTACTGGGGAAAAATCAATAGCTACATTACAAAAATTAGTATCACAGGGAAAAATAACAGCAGATGTTTTTTCTAAAGCATGGGATGCTATGCGTAAAGAAAGGTTTATGGATGTTTTGTTTGAACAAGCGCAAACTTTTCTTGGAATACTTTCTAATATAAAAGATCAGATTACTTTATTATCTATATCTATAGGAAGTCATTTTCTTCCACAATTCAAAACAATAGCATGGTATCTTTATGAAATGTTAAAAAGAGCACGTGTTCTTGTTGAAGATCCAAAAAAAATGGAAGGATTTGTTAACAGAATAAATTATTTAATGAATTTAATGAATAAATCATTTATTAAAATTTATTATAGATTAAGAGAAACAATTGATCAGTTTGGTGGAATCAATAAAGTTTTAAAAGCATTTGCTATAATAATTGGAACATTTGCAAGTGTAAAAACATTGGCATTGTTAGGAAAATTATCAATGTCAATATTAGGAATATTTAATATATTTTCTCATTGGAAATTAACATTACTAGGTGCTAGTATAATATTATTAATAGGGGCTATAGAGGATTTTCTTGCATTTTTAGCAGGCAAAGATGCATTAATAGGAAGAATATTAAATAAGTTAGAAAATGATTTTCCAAAAGCTTTTGCAAATATAAAAAAGTGGCTCAATATATTAAAATCATCAATGGAAGTATTGTCACTTTTTATATATGCAGTGTTTACAGGTAATATAGATTTATTGAAAAAAGCATTGGAAGATTTTAGTAAATCATATCGAGAATTTATAAAACCAGTTATTACACAAAAAATAGAAGAAAAAAAAGAAATAGATATTAATCATATTCCATATATAATGAATGAAGAACAAAGAAAAAAATTATTGAAAAAATTACAAGATAAATATGGTGAGACTGGAGGATATGCTGCACAAGTCCCGTTATTAAAGCTTATAATGGATGTAGGTAAAAGATTTCAAGATATAGGAAGAGGTATAGGCTTGCCAATAGGCCCTGGTGCTTGGTATGAAAAAATGATGGGGCATAGAGAATTGCCAGGAAAATCATTGTATGGCGGTATTAATTTGCAGACAGCTTTTCCTATTAATATAAATGTAACAAATCATAATAATACAATGAATGAAAAAGAATTATCTGAAAAAATGACAACTCATTTTAAACCAACTGTTATTAAAACTATTGATGAATTATTAAAATCAGAAGCGGCAAATTTATATCCAAAAGAATATTAAAAAAGTGTTAATATGACTAATATATTTAATGATATAGGCGGTAATAAAATTACTTTAATAAAAGATGGTGATAAAACTATTATTGCTTGCGATGCAGTAATAAGTGAATCACATCGAATGACAGCAGAAGCTACACAGTATGAGATAGAGGATGGAAGTGATATTCATGACCATATCATTAAGAGAGGTAAATTATTAACTATTGAAGGTATAGTAAGCGATGATCCTATAACAATATTGCAAACAGGGATGCTTGATAGAACTATCGCTGCCATAACTCCATCATTTATAAATTCAAAATTGTCATACGGACTAAGTGAAGATAAGGGTAAACCAAGTAAGGAAGCGTTTGATCAATTTGAACAGATATATGATAATAAATTAATCGTTACAATAATAACAGGATTAAAAGAATATAATAATATGGTTATGGAAGAACTTGATATAAGTAGATCAAGTAAAACCATTAGATCATTAAATTTTACAGCATCATTTAGGCAATTAAATTTAGTTAATGCAGTATTTATTAGTACACCAGCTACATATCAAACGACAGAGTTAGGTGCTCAACCAAAAGAAAATGTTGGAAAACTTAATTCAAAATCATTGCCAGGAACGGATAATAGAGGGTTTATTGCAACTGTATATGATTGGGCTACAAATGTTTTCTAGTGATAATTCATATATAGTACAAATATCATTGAAAAAAGATAAATATAATTATGAGTTTTCTACTATAATTGGAGAAAATACATACATAATATGGATTTATTATAATCGTAGGATGAATCGATATATATTGAATATTAGCGATGAAAATAATGAACCTATATTAATGGGTATACCAATGTTAGTTGGGGCAAAAATGATTAAAAGATTTGCTTATAATAAATTAACAGATATTAAATATTTATTATTATATAATCTTGAAGATGGCACTAGCGAGATAGATGAAAATAATATAAGTGTTGCTTTGTTATTTACGTTTAAAGAAATAGTATAATGTTATTATATAATAGAAAATCATATGTTGTTTTCGGGCCTTTGAAGAAATTAACTCTATTAGAAGGTACAGTGTTGGTTTCAGGTGAATCTTCTTTAAATTTAACTTCTGGATGGAATGATTATAGTGTAGCTCAATTAGGTTGGCCTTATGTTGGGAATACACAATCAATTTCATTGTATGGAAGAGGATTTGCTGATTTAAGAGTTAAATTTGATATAAAAAAGAATCTCGAATCCAATTTAAATAAATCAGATATTTTTATATATAATTGCAGTAAAGATTCATATAAAATATTACAACAAGTTAATGAAACATATGCTGTTCAATTATCAGTAGGATATGCAGATATTAAAAATTCAATTTTTATTGGTGATATAGAAAATTCTTTATATTATAGAGAAGGGCCAGATTGGGTTCTTAAATTAGAGTCAAAGGACGGACAGCATCTTTCGCAAGAAGGAATTATTAATAAATCATACAGAGAAAATAAAAGTGTTAAAGATATATTACTAGATATGATAAATTCTTCAGAATATACACCTAGAAATGCATATAATGATGCTAAGAAATGGATACAAGAAAATATAACATTAGATAACATAGTTAAAAATGGTTTAGCAGTAAGTGGACAATTAAAAGAAGAATTAAAAAAAATATTATCTAATTTTGGAGCTTCATTAAGTATTCAAGATGAAAAAGTACAAATAATATATAATAATACAAATAATAAAGATAACATTGTTTTAATATCTCCATATACAGGTTTAATAGGATCACCAGTTGATAAAGGTTCAGAAGAAGGTATAGAATTTAGATGTCTATTAATACCAATAATAAAACCAGGAACATTGGTTCGTATTGAAAGTAAAATAGTAAATGATTATTATAGAGTGGATAATATTGAATATAAAGGAGATACACATGGCAAAGATTGGGAATGCAAATGTGAAGCATCTCGTCCTCAAAATATTAATACTGATTTGACAGAAGTTAAATATTACAATAATCAATATTTTGATGTAGAGTTGGAAGAATAATATATCATGATGATTAAGAGTACGAGAACTCCAAGTTTTTCTGAATTTATTAAAATGGCATTAAGAAATATTGCTCTTGATATTCATGTTTCTGTTCCAGGTAGAATAACATCATATGATAAAGATACTCAGAAAGCAAGTGTCGCACCATTATTGAAAAAGAAATTCAATGATATAAATGCAACATTGGCAGATTTACCAGTTTTAAATAATGTTCCTGTTTTACATTTACAATGTAATTTAAGAAATACATTTATATCATTACCAATTAAAATAGGTGATATAGGAATGATAATATTTTGCGATAGGAGTATTGATAATTATTTATCATCTATTCCACAAGAAGGTGAAATTAAATCAATATTTCATAATGATAGTAGAATTCATGATTTGAGCGATGCTTGGTTTTTACCAGGAATACTTCCATTTAATATTGCTCTTGAAGATACAAGTGATGATGATATAATAATAAAAAATGAAGATATAAAAATTAATATAAAACCAGATGGAACTATAACTATAAATAATGGTACAAATGAATTAATAGAAACATTAAGTACATTAGTTGATAATTTAATAAATGCTCAAGTATTAACATTGTTAGGGCCTCAACCTTTTATTGCAGATACAGTTGCTAAATTAATACAAGATAAATTTAAAATAGATTCTTTTAAAGGATAGTTAAAATGCCATTAACTGGAACAGCTTCAACATGGAGAGATGCTATAATTTCTGCATTGGGAATAAGTTTTACTGGACTTACGCCAGCAGAAGAAACTCAAGTTAAAGCAGCGTGGTTAGCAATATGTCAAACGCACATAACGCATATAACTATAAATGCTATTACATCAACAACAGGAGTTACTGGAGCCGGAACACCACCTCTTACTATTATTGCACAACCTGGAGTTATCACATGATACCGAATATTATTGATTTAAAACTCGATCCCGATGACTGGACTTCTATTATTATAGATGCTCAGGATTTAGATACGGTTAATGGGATAGATGCAATTGAACAACATTTAAAACAGCGATTGCAATTTTTTCGTGGAGAATATAAACATGATCTTACTCGCGGTATTCCATATCACGATAAATTTTTCAAAAAAACTCCAAATCCAATTGTTATCGATAGTATATTGAAGGATGTTATTTTGACAACACCTGGAATAACAGAATTGTTGAAGTTTACAATAGAATTATACAGTGCAACAAGATTATTAACAGTTACTTTTAAAGCAAATACAGATGAAGGTATATTAGACTATACGGGAACAATAGCATTAGCAAATTAAGGATATTATTATGGCAATAACATATGGTATTACATCTGAAGGATTTGTCATAAAATCACTAGATGTAATAAAACAAGAAACCGATGAAGATTTAAAAGCGGCATTAAATAATAATATTAATTTATTGCCCGAATCTGTTTTCGGAACATTAAGAGATAGGTTTGCAGAGCGATTGCATGAATTATGGGAATTGTTTCAGTTATTATATAATTCAATATCGCCTCAAACAGCAGAAGATGTATCACTTGATAATATATGTGATTTCGCAGCTATAGAGCGATTAGAGGCACGAAAATCTACGGTAGTAGAGCAAGCCTTGTTTGGTACGGCTACTACTGTAATTCCAGCAGGAACGCAAGTATCTGTCAGTGGAGATACTACAACTATATTCGCAACTGATGAAATGGTTACTTTAATAACAGGTACAGATGAAGTGCAGACAATTACTTTTTCTACGGTTCCGGATGAAGGTAGCATTACGTTTTTCTATAATACCGAAGAGACATCTGCGCTCGCTTACGATGATGCTACACCAGCAGTAACATTGCAAACTTATTTAAGGGCGTTAGCATCATTATCTGAGGTTACTGTATCTGGATCGTTCGCAGCAGGATTTGCAGTAACTTTTGCCGGAGAAGATGGAAAGCAAGAACAACCATTATTAATTGAAGGAACAAATTCTTTAAAGACAGCAAGTGTATCCGTTACAATTACTATTATGGAAACTACTCCTGGAGTATATCAGGGAACAACTTCTATGACTTGCACTGAAACAGGACCGAAGAATGCAAATGCAAAATCATTGAGTGTTATAGATACTCCTGTGAGCGGTTTTACGAAGACATTTAACATTGATGATGCAGTAGTGGGCAGGAACATAGAAACTAACTCAGAATTGAGAGTAAGACGTAATCAAAGTGTTGTTACATCAAGGGCTGCTACCGTAGAAGCTATAATAAACAAAGTGCTCGAATTGAATGATGATGAATATGAAGATTTACCGCAACTTACAGATGTTGTTGTATATGAGAATGATACAGATATTCCAAATTATTATAGTAGAAATATGGAAGCGCATTCTATAATGGTTGTTGTTCGTCAAGAAGGTGATGTTGATACACGAGATCAAGAAATAGCACAAGCTATATTTGATTCTAAAGCGGCAGGGATAGGAACTTCGCATGGATTAGCTACAGGAGGTAATGCAGTTACAAAAACAGTAACAGATAGTACAAATATAGATCATAATATAAAATTTATTCGTCCAGATGGAATTGACATATATATTATATTTGAAAATTTTTCTACAGATTCTAATTATCCGATTGATGGAGATGATCAATTAAAAGAAATACTAATTGCATGGGGAAATGAACTTGGAGTTGGTGTTGATATAATAGTATACCCACAATTAATTGCACAAATGAATGAAGTTCCAGGAATATTAGATTTTAATATTAAAATAGGCACTTCTTCTCCCCCTACTCTTGATGATAATATAGATATAAGCGATGGAACAAGTACGGTGCCAGAATTTAGTATATGGAGTACGACTAATATAACAATTAATCACGTGTAAAGATGCCAACATTTAATTTTATTGATTCAGATACATTAACTTCTGCCGAAACAGTACGTATACGTACATGTTTTATAACGTCTACAAGATTTGTAGTATGTTATATTGATGTTGCTACTAATAATTTATATGCTGATATATATGAAATATCTGGTGACATTATTACTCCTATTATGCAAGATGAACTTTTATTATCTAGTGTTAGAACAACTGCGGGTCAATGTTATGGTATTGCAAAAGTTAGAGACAATATGTGGATTGTTATATATGTTACTGCATCTCAATTTGCGTATAGGTCTTGTTACTATAATGGATTAACATTAGATACATTATCTGGTACAGTTGATGTTAACTCTGCTAATTGGTTTACGTCATGTTGTTGCAGAATAGCAGAAGATAAAATAATAGCAAGTGCTGGAAACAGTGGGGGAGGATACAGTAGATTACGATGTTTAGAATATAATGGATCAACATGGTCTTTGGGAACTACAGCAGGATTGGCAGTCTATGGTTCTAACGCAAGTATAACATCGGCAGGGGAGAATAAGTTTTTATTTGTACGGCATAATGGAGGATCATCAAAAGGTGAAATTTTTGTGGGTACTGTATCGGGAACTACAATAACCTTAGGAGGTGCATATAATTTAGATGGAACTGATGATGTTTCATATACTAGTTGTTGTGAAATGGATTCTGATAAAGTTATTGTATGTGTTAGATCGCCGGAAGGAACAGATGATAGTAAAGCTTATGCAATTACAATATCTGGGCTTATACCAACAATAGGTAGTTATTTTATATTCAGTGATCCAGAAGGATATCCATCTTCATGTAAAAAATTCAGTGATAATGAGCATTTTATGTTAATATATGGAGATAGTGATACTCCGCAAAAAGGATATGGACAAATATGTGAAGTAAATTGGAGTACACAAGCTATTACTTCTCTTGAAGGCGAAATTGTTTTTCACGACGGAGCAACGGGTGGATTTGGAGATCAAGGAATTGATCTTGATATTAATTCTACTGATAATTTTATTATTGCATTTCAAGATGATGAAGATGCTAATGATATTCTTAAAATTAAATATGGTGAAGTATTACTTGTTCCATTACCACCAACTGGAATATCTGTTATTGCCGGAAGTGAGCAAAATACTATAACATTTCTTGTTGATGATGATGCAGATTATACTAATATTTATTGGTCAAATAGTCCAGGTGTCACTAAAGCTACAGGAGTTAAGATAGCAGATGTAACGAGTCCATATGTTCATAGTTCTCTAACTGGTTCTTTGCCATATTATTATGTATTAGTTTCTGAAAATGCATATGGTGAAGGTGAAGAATCTACCGAATATAGTGGCACTCCACTTTCATCTAATCCTATAATATCTGGAACTGTTGGAGATAGTCAAAATAATATTTATATTAGTTCATGTCCTGGTGTTATTAAATATCATATATATTGGAGTTTAGATTCTGGTGTTACAAAAGAAACCGGAATAAAAATAGAAGATGTAATATTAGTAAATAATATATATGAACATATTGATTTGACTAGACAGAATTATTATTATGTTGCTACAAGTGAAGATATTGGTGGTGAAAGTGATATATCAAACGAGATATGCTTGAAGCCAGATTTTGAAGGAAAAATATTTGATCATACAGATAGAATAAAACAATCATTATTATATCAGTATGTAGGACGGGATTAATATTATGAATATTAAAATATCTGATTTATGTAATTGTTTATTTGGAAATCAAATACAAAAATTAGAAAATAAATTAAGAGAATTTTTATATATATTAAAAATAGACATTGTTGAAGGTGATCAGCTTGATAATATTGGTGAAATAGTTGGTCAAGATAGATTAGGATATAGTGATGCTTATTATAGAATATTATTAAAAGTTAAAATAGGTGCGAATGTTTCCGAAGGTGATATTGAAAGAATATTAACATTATGGAAATTATTAAGCAGTTCAGAAAATGTTCAATTACATGAAATATATCCTGGTAAGATAAAATTGATTACCGACGAATATTTACCTGCTGATATTTTTATATTTATGAAATCATTTGCAAGTATTGCTATTGCAGGTGGAGTAGGAATAGATACAATAATGGTAACAGATCCTACTCGATTTGGATTTGGAGCTACAATGGGTGCATTTGATACTTTATGGGCTACCGTGTATTAAAAGGAAAATAAATTATGGGAGCAACAAAACCTTCAAGATTATTAGATTGGATCAACGATGATGATTCAGCAAAATATACTATTCCAAGTGCAGGAGATCAATTAGCAGGTTTTATAAGCGGTACAAATGCAGATCCTAAAATATTCAATTGGGGTTGGTGGAGAATAAGCCAATGGATAGAATTTTTAAATAGTACATTTGATTCTAATGGTAATGAAATTAATGCACCAAAATCAATAACAATTACTGAAACAATTTCTCCAGTAGCAAGTTGTGTTGTTCTTGATTCAGGCGGAATAAAATCATGGGATGGATCGAGCAATGCTATCTTTAGCGTTAATGAATCTGGTGGAGTATCATTAGGATATAGTGGTAATGATGTTATTTCATTATCAGCAGGTACTTTATCAATTTGTACGGCTTCATCTGCTGATTTGGTTAAATTACATGCTGTAACGGCATCATATACCGAAATAAACCAATTAACAGGAGTTGTGGTTGGTGGAACATCTTCTGGTGATATCGTTACGATTAACGCAACGCAAACTTTGACGAATAAAACTTTAACAACTCCTAAAGTTAATGAAGCTGTTAATTTAACGACCACTTCAACTGAATTAAATCAGCTTGATGGAGTATCGGTAGGTGGCAGTTCATCTGGAGATATTGTTACAATAGATGGAAGCCAAACGCTTACTAATAAAACTATATCATTTGCTCAAATAGGAACAGGTACGGCAGCAGCAGGAAGAACATTTACCATAACAGGGCACGATTCAACTCCTGCTAATTTTGCATTTCAAGGATCGACTAGATATACAAGAATGTCATG